GAGTATTGCCGAACTTGACAGACAACTCAAGGAAAAAAAGAAATCTCTTTTAAAACTAACCGATGAGGATCTGCCCTCTGTGTTAGCGGAAATGGGGATATCATCATTCTCTTTAGATGATGGATCTACTGTAGATGTAAAAAATACTTACGGCGCATCAATATTAGTAGACAACAGACCAAAAGCTTATGACTGGTTAAGGGAGAATGGATATGACGACATTATTAAAAACACGGTATCCTCGACGTTTGGTCGAGGGGAAGATGATCGTGCAAACGCGTTCTCTGCGTTTGCCCAAAAAGAAGGGTATGACGTCAACCAGAAAACTGAAATCCACCCGCAAACGTTACGTGCGTTCGTCAAAGAACGCTGTGAAGCTGGGGATGAATTTCCGATGGACCTCTTCGGGGCATACATTGGACAACGTGCTGTTATTAAAGGGAGTAAATAAAATGGCAAAAGAAGTAGCTAAAAAAGAAGGCAGTGCTATACAGGCGTTTGATCCTTCTATGTTTGAAGAAGATGCCGGTCGTGGCATGGAGAATATGGGGCAAGAAGATCTGGCTCTACCGTTTATAAAAATATTGTCTGGTTTAGACACTCTTTTGGATACGCATGAAACGGCACGTAAAGGGGACATCTATAATACTGTGTCTGGTGACGTGCATTCCGGTAAGACGGGTATTCGGGTTATTCCATGTGCCTATCAACGTCGGTTTATTCAGTGGTCGCCACGAGGCGTTGGGGGAAGCGCACCTATTGCAATCTTTACACCGACCGACAATATTCCTAAAACGGAACGGTCTTCTGATGACAACAAAGAATATGTTGTAGGGGGCGATGGTTCTTACATTGAAGAAACGCATCAGCACTTTGTTGTTGTGTTGAAGGAAGACGGTAGTTCTGAGACAGCTTTGATTGCAATGAAGTCTACGCAGTTAAAGAAATCTCGTAAGTGGAACTCTATGATCCAGTCAACAACTATGGTGGGAAAAAACGGTCCGTTCCAAGCACCGCGTTTTAGTCACGTTTATCTTCTTAAAACAATATCAGAGGAGAACTCTAAAGGTGCGTGGCATGGTTGGGAGATGTCAAAAGAAGGCCCGATTGACAATGCAGGGTTGTACGCACAAGCAAAAGCTTTTGCGGAAAGCATACTTAGTGGAGATGTTGTTGTGAAACATTCAGAAGATGAAGTTTCCGACAGTAAAGACATACCATTTTAAGTAGCTGAAGGGGTGGTGGTGCTACAAACCCACTGCCCCTTCCTTTTTTTTAGGACCGACAATGTCAATTGAAAAGTTTTCCACAATATTTGATGGGCTCAAAGAAGCCTACGGAACATTTAAAATCGAGAAAAAACAGGCTAACGGCAAGAATGGCGGCAAAGCGGCTATTCTTCGCGAACCACGGACCATGGTGCTGTGGGAAGGCCACCTTACCGGAAAAGGTAAAGGCATTGGTATTATACCCATCAACGAGGAAAACAACTGCAAGTGGGGTTGTATTGATATTGATCAGTACCCGCTTGATCACAAAGATCTTGTTGGCAAGATTAACAAACTAAAACTACCTCTGGTAGTGTGCAGATCCAAGTCCGGTGGTGCGCACTGTTTCTTATTTACAAATGATTGGATTGAAGCTCGCGAAATGCAGAAGGCTCTCCAACATATGTCCGCGGCCCTTGGCTATGGCGAAAGCGAAATATTTCCAAAGCAAATAAAACTACACTTAGATCGTGGCGATGTGGGTAACTTCTTAAACCTACCTTACTACAACGCAGAAGATGGATTGCGCTACGGTATTAAAGATGACGGTACGTCCGCCACGCTTCAAGAGTTTTTTGATATGTATGATGCCAAGGTGCAAACCCTTGAGGAAGTGCAGAAACTACAGATCGAAGATACTGGCGGAACAGAGCTTTTAAAAGACGGGCCGCCGTGCTTACAAATACTGTGCGCATCTAAAGTATCTGAGGGTGGACGCAACAACGGTTTGTTTAACATTGGCGTTTACTTACGCAAGGCGTACCCCGATAGTTGGGAGGCAGAGATCCTACAGTATAATATGCGCTACTTGTCACCGCCCTTACCATTACCAGAAGTTAACATTGTGGCCAAGCAATTGGAGCGCAAAGATTATGCGTACAAATGCTCTGACGCGCCCATAAATTCACACTGCAACAAAGACCTGTGTAGGACGCGCAAATTTGGCGTAGGAGCGGCTGTACAGGGCGCGGCTATCGCTAACCTCAGAAAGTACAACTCAACGCCACCGGTCTGGTTTATGGACGTTAACGGCGAGCCTCTGGAACTAGACACCGAAGGGCTCCTTTCACAGCCCACGTTTCAAAAAGCCTGCATGGAGCAGTTGAACTTTATGCCACGCTCCGCGGCCAAGCCTGTTTGGGAAAGTCGTATTAGTACACTGCTTACAGAAATGAAAGATAATGAGAGCGCCATTATAGAAGTTGCTATGGATGCCAGCACTTCTGGCCAGTTTTATGACTATCTTGAGGAGTTTTGTCGCTTCCTACAACAAGCGCAAGACAAAGAAGAAATCTTACTCCGCCGACCATGGACAGACGAGGAAGAAAACATTACATACTTTAGGCTTCGAGACTTTGAAGCGCATCTACGAAAGAACAAGTTTTTTGAATATAAATCACATAAGATTGCACAGCGCCTACGAGACATAAACGGCGAGAGTGTTGTTCTTAAAATAAAAGGAAGGGCTGTCCGCGTTTGGTCTATCCCGTCTTTTGAAAGTGCAGACATGGATATATCTGTACCTAAATTTTCACAAGGAGAGGCACCGTTTTAATGTTATTAGCAGATGGGTTTAGTCGAGCGTTTATTGGTATCGGTCACAGAGCAGGGTCAAACGACATTGCTGTCTATGACTACGACAGATGCGCCAAAGTGTTAATGCGCAGAGATGGCATGACACAAGAAGAAGCATATGAATTTTTGGACTTTAATGTGGTCGGGAGTTATGTCGGTGACTTAACCCCCATTTTTGTTGAACGAGTTAGTATAAAAGAGGTTATTGATGAAGAATCGTGAAAGAGACTTTGAAATCTTTCGGTTGCGGAAAGAGCAATACTTAAATTTAAAAGTAATTGGAGATAGATTGGGTCTAAGCCAAGAACGTGTCCGTGTTATTGTAAATGATTTAGAAAAGCAGGGATATAATGTTCAGAATTTTCGGGCCGCCCGGGACGGGAAAAACGACCAAACTTCTTGATATGGTTGATAGGTCTTTGGAAGCAGGCGTTGAGCCTACAAACATTGCCTTTTTAGCTTTTACAAGAAAAGCCGCAGAAGAAGCGCGGGAACGTGCGGCGGCGCGGTTTAATCTCGATCCCAAGCAAGATTTGTTTTTCTTTAAAACGTTGCATTCGCTTGCGTTGGCCATGACAGACATTCGCACTGATCAGGTAATGCAACCAGAGCATTACAGAGAGCTGGGCAATGCTATTGGTGTAAGCCTACAATCTGAGAAAGCTGGGAGGTTTTCTGATTTACCTGAAGCGCAAAAATCAAGTGACCCTATCTTAGGTTTAATCAACCTAGCAATATTGCGCAAAGTACCCCTCCGTGAGCAATATAATATCAGCCGCATTGATGAAAGTTGGAATGTCGTGAAATATGTTGACGAGGCCCTGACCAAATACAAAAAAGGTTTTAACCTCTATGACTTTACAGATATGTTGCGCGTCTTTGCAGAAACCGGAGATAGCTGTTGCCCACGGTTTGCTGTAACCTTCCTAGACGAAGCGCAGGATCTATCGCCCCTTCAATGGGACATTGCACATATGCTAGACCGGCAATCAGAGCGCATGTATTGTGCCGGAGATGATGACCAAGCAATTTACAGGTGGGCCGGCGCCGATGTAGAGCATTTTATCGGGCTCGAAGGTGGGTCAGAAACACTGTCTCAATCCTACCGCGTACCAAAGTTGCCTTGGGAAGTAGCGCAAAACGTCGCCCGCCGGATAGACCGCCGGTTTCCAAAAACATACAGCCCTCGTGAAGACAAAGGATTTGTTACAAGAGTGTCCATGATCAACGAACTGGATCTAAGCGAAGGCTCTTGGTTAATCTTGGCTCAAGCCGCATATTTATTGCAAGATGTTTCGTCGGATCTTAAAGCCATGGGGCTCCTGTTTACCTTCCGCGGGCACCGCAGTGTGTCCGAACGCATGAGCGAAGCGATTAACGGATGGGAGCAGTTGCGCAAAGACAACGAAGTTTCTGGCCGCGCAGTAAAAAGTATCTATAGTTACATGTCTAGCAAAGATAGGATAAAACGCGGTTTCAAAAGATTAGGCGGTCTGGAGGAAGACCAAATGTTTACCTTCGACGTTTTGGTCAAGGACTACGGCCTGCTGGCCACAAAAGAAATGATCTGGCACGTTGCCATGGACAAAATGCCAGAGACAGATCGCGCATATATCATTGCCATGTTACGTAGGCGCGAGAAATTTAACGCACCGCCCCGCATTACAGTGTCCACGATCCACGGATCTAAAGGCGGGGAAGCCGATAACGTAATCTTGTTTACCGATCTATCGCCCGCGGCCGACGAATCAATGCGACTTGATCCAGATGACATGCACCGCACCTTTTACGTTGCGGTTACCCGAACCAAACAGAATTTATTTATTGTTGAACCAGAAGACATCTCAAGGAGTTATGATTTATGAAACAGAAATTACCCACAAAAAAAGGAGAAAGAAAATGAAATTTACAACAAATATACCAGCTCAAACTAACGAAGACACATGGCTTTGCTGCCCTAGTTGCAATGAGTCTGGAGGTATGCACCAAGAAATTATTACGGTTTACCCTTCAGCAGGAGGTGTAGTTCAAATAAATACAGGTAATGGCAACATCCGAACGTGGGGCTCGGGAACTCCCGAAGCCGATCTTAATCCATCTATGTATAGAGACGGACTAACTCTGCATTTTTCATGCGAGCATTGTGACGGCTTAGAGGACGGTCACAGTATTTTAAGTATTTACCAGCACAAAGGTATAACTTTATTGAATTGGGGGGAGAAAAAAGGTGAAACGTGAAGAAATACTAAAAGAAGCAGAGGGCTTGGTAAACGGCCCACGGGCCAAGGACTACGGAGATGCGGATGTAAACCATATGCGTATTGCAAGACTATGGTCTGTTATACTGGAGAAGGAAGTAACCGTAGAGCAAGTTTATTTGTGTTTAGTTCAATTAAAGGTGTCACGTCTGATCGAAAACCCGTATCATACCGATAGCTGGGTAGACATTTGCGGCTATGCGGCATTGGCGGGAGAAGACTAAATGGCATTACAGATGGCGATGTTCCTGCCAAAAAGCGAGTGGGTGCCGCCAGCAGAACTACCTGACATTTTTGATGCAAAGAAAATAGCCATAGAT